ATGTATGAGGAAGTAGCGGCTGATAATGAAGCCATGCCCAAAGTCTTCAAGATGTACCGTGATAGGCACGTCAAGTGGATTACAAGTGCTTGTGTCGTAGTTGCAGGATTGTATGCTATTGCACAGATTTATAAGGCTTTCAAAGTTACTCCAGTACCACAAGGAAATTTGGCTCCTACTAAGATGGCTGACATCGTGGAGCGAGATTCTGAAGTGAATCCATGGGCTGGTGTTAAAGTAAGTGAAATGCCATGTACAGAGAAATCTAAGACTACAACTCCTGATCGTTTGGAGAAAATGGTCCAAGACAATCTTTGTCATATGGCAATTACTTTGACAGACAATGGAAGAGTGCGCAACTTTGAGTGTGATGCATTTTTTCCAAAGTCGAATGTCGCCGTTGTTCCACGTCACATGTGGAAGGCTGATGATATCAAGGCTAGATTTACTCGACATGATCCTTCATTGATTGGAGGAAATTTCGAATGTTTCTTGTGTCGTAAGTTTAGCGTCGACATTCCCAACACCGATTTGTCCGTGGTGTGGGTCCCCAATGGTGGGGATTGGAAAGATTTGACAGAATACTTTCCTTTACAGCGTTTCGCGAGTGTACCAGCTCGCTTAACATACAAACAGAAAGATGGGACCTGTGTTGGTTCCAAATTGATGATGGATGTTGGCGAAGTTGTTACATTTGCAGCCGAATTCTTTGGTGCTAAGTACAACCTCAAGTTTGAGACTTTTGAGGGTTTGTGCATTGCGCCATTGATTACTGAAACCCGTGGACCACTTATCGGTGGATTCCATTTGGGTGGAAAGAATGGCGAAACTCGTGGATGTAGCGGTCTCTTATTAAAGAGTGAATTCGATAGCGCTTTTGAGATGTTACGTAGTGTTCCCGGAGTTGTTTTGTCTAAGAGTTCTGGTACTATACCAAAAGAGCTTTATGACGTGCAATTTTTCGAGAATACTGATGTACATCCCAAGAGTCCGATTAATTTCCTTTCCGAAGGTACTAATTGCAAGTACTATGGGCAGGTAAAAGGTCGGGCTTCATATTACTCAGATGTAGAGACTACTGTCATTTCAGAGCACGTGGAGGACGTGTGTGGGGTACCTCAGAAATGGGGGGGTCCCAAATTCCGTAAAGGATGGCCTTGGCAAGCGTCATTGCAGTATTCGACAAAACCATCGTGTGGAATCGAAGGATCATTGTTAGAACTTGCTGCTGACGATTATGTCAAAGGTCTCCTTAGGACACTGGATGATATTCCTAGTTTGAAGCTGGGCGTCAAACCATTAACGGAAATGGAAACAGTATGTGGTATCGATGGATTACGATTTATCGATAAGATGCCACCTACTACTTCCGTTGGGTATCCGTTGTCTGGTCCAAAATCGAATTTTATTACGTTATTGGACCCGACTGATCATCCTACCCATCAGTGTCCCGCTGTATTGGATCAGCGTTTTTGGGATCATGCCTATGAGATGGAAGAGCTTTATCTGAAAGGAGAAAGAGCTTATCCTATTTTTAAAGCATGTTTGAAGGATGAACCCACAAAATTGACCAAGGACAAGGTCAGAGTATTTCAGGGTGCTCCAATCGCACTACAATTATTGGTGCGAAAGTACTATTTACCCGTTGCTCGAGTATTGTCCATGCTGCCATTTTCATCTGAATGTGCTGTTGGTATTAATGCTCAAGGTCCTGAATGGGACCAATTGGCTAGACACGTTATGCGGTTTGGGAAGGATCGAATCCTTGCTGGTGATTACAGTAAGTACGATCTTCGCATGCCAGCGCAGGTGATGTTTGTTGCATTCCGTATCATGATGGATATTGCAAAAGAATGTGGCTATTCTGACCGTGATTTGATTATCATGGAAGGGATTGCCACTGATATTTGCTATCCATTAATGGCATATAATGGAGATTTGATTCAACATTATGGATCTAATCCTTCGGGACAAAATCTTACAGTATATATCAACTCTATTGTGAATGCTCTTCTTTTCAGGTGTGCATACTATCACATTACGAAGGGACGTGAAAATGTACCTGAGTTTCGTGATGTATGCTCGCTCATTACTTATGGTGATGATGCGAAAAGTTCAGTTCACGAGGATTTTCCAGAATTTAACCACATTGCTGTGGCAAAGTTCTTGGAAGAACGTGATATGAAGTTTACAATGCCTGATAAAGAATCGGAACCTACACCTTACATGAAGGATGAAGAGGCAGATTTGCTCAAACGCGCTAATGTATATAGCGAGGACACAGGGATGATCATGGGAGCACTTGATGAAGATTCTATCTTCAAGAGTCTTCATGCAGTCCTTAAGTCCAAAGCCATTACTCGTGAACAGCAAGCCATGCAGAATATTGATGGTGGCTTACGAGAGTGGTTTTCCCATGGACGTGATGTCTATGAAGAGCGACGTGAGCAGATGAAAAAAGTTGCTGAGCGTGCTGATATCGCCCACGGTTGCACCGTCATTCATGAAACATATGATGACAGATTGCAGAAATGGAAGGAAAAGTAC